TACCATAATCAAACCAAGAGCACCTATGATGACTGACCAATCAGTTCTACGTGGAGCAGCAGCATTGGTTACTGATACTGATAATGCATCCAGTTTGCGGCCAACTTCTGTATTGTTGTCCCGCATGGCAATAGTAAGGTCATTGACATTCTTTGTCAAGGTCTCCAGCCCGGTTTCTAACCTTGCAACTCGGGGTTCCAAATGTTGTTCGTATTTTTCAGTCATAGATATATCGGTCATAGAGATAAAACTTCCATGTTAATTATAAATATAAAAACTATTTACAAAAAAACATATTAAGTACATTTACTCCATCCACATTCTTTATTAGAACATGTTTTACACCCTTCTATATAAATCAATTTAGATCCACATTGTTGACAAACTTCAGATGTTATAACTTTTTCTCCTTCTTTTATATAATGCTTTAATACTCTAGCTACACATCTTTCGAAATCGAGGAAACCAACATCAGTTCCTTTTGATAATTGATCAACAACTATTTGTAAAGGGCAACCATGTCGTAAAGACATTGAAATTAAACGAGATAATGTTCCCATCTGACCACCGAAAATAGTTCCAATATCTTCTAAACAAACTTTTTCCTCTCCATTCATAGTTAATAAATCATATCTTCCTTTATTAACCTTTTTAATGAAACCCGTTTTATGTTTATCAAAATCAAGTTTATTCTTAATATCCTTGGTTACAAAAATTTCATATACAGTTCCAGCTAATTTACCAACTAAAGCAACGAAACGTTCCTTTTTACTATTAATAAACACATTCATTTCATGAATATCACATGGAAGAGTTTCAGGACGTTTTGGAGCATCATGACGTTGAATATATGTTTCAGGTTTTAATTCTTCTTTATGAACCAAAATGCCTTCTCGACTACCATCTCTATATACCGTCACTCCAATAATTCCCATTTCATGAGCTTTAATAAAAACATTTGAAATTTCATCTTCCTTACAATCTTTAGGAAGATTAATTGTTTTGCTAACAGAAAGATTAATGTTGTTAGCCATAGAAGCCAGTATTTTAAGATGCCATTCTGGTGTAATATCCCCCGCTACTTTAAATACATTTTGTTCTGTTTTAGTAAGATATTCACATCCTTGGCAACTTCCATTATGATTAGAAACATAGTCATAAATTTTTTCACTATCTTCTTTATAGTTAGTTTCAATAAACTTCTTGAATATTGGATCTACTAAATAAACTTTTTCATATGTTTTATTTTCTTTTTCAATTTTCCGAGTAAAAACAAGACCAAAAACCGGTTCTCCACTACTGGAACAATCAGCAATGTAAGAAATGGTTCCGGTGGGTGCTATAGATGTAAGACAACTATTATATATACCATATTTTTTAATATCAGATGCCAGCTTTTCGACATCAATATCCATGAATTCTTTTTCAATAAAAAATCTTTTATTTGCATCCATAAAAGTTTCATAATCGTAATATGGATAACTTTTTTTCTTTTCTTTAGCTATCTCCACACTTTTACGCATAGCAACTAATGTTTCAAATTTACAAATTTTTTCTGTCAAATTATATGCAGCCTGAGAATCATAAGGAATTTTCAATCCATATAGTAAATGAGCCAATCCCATGATACCCAAACCTATAGGTCTAACATTTAAAGTTTCTTTTTTAATTTTTTCAATTGGATATTGATTATTATCAATTACTCCATTCATATACACTATAGATTCCTCAATAGCAGATTCAAATGACTTCCAATCAAATTCTTTATCTTTAATAAATTTATAAAGATTAAAAGATGCAAGATTACATGAAGTATAAGGAATATGAACATATTCACTGCATGGATTAGAAAAAATATTTCGTGTAATATGTTTACATGTACACCTATCAGCAGCAATTTCACCATTAAAAATACCAGGTTCTGCTCGTTTCCAAGCATTATGAATAATCTTATCCCAGATCATTTTGTAGGTATATACTTTATCAGAATCATCTTTTAATTCACTTTCTTGACCTCCTATTATATTTTTTGTTTTAAATATCTTTTCAGGATTTTGTTTCAAAATTTTATAAAAGGCGTAATCCACCCATACGGAAAAATTACTTCTAGTATATTTGGTGGTATCTTCAGCCTTTGCATCAATAAACTTAAGAACATCAGGATGGTAAATAGATAACATAGACATACCTGCTCCTCTACGCTTTCCACCTTGCCGAATTCCATCGAGTACAGAATCAAATATTTGAATGAACGCCATTACACCGCCAGAATTAGCACTAATAGTCTTTACATTTTCATTTGATCCTCTCAACTTTGAGAAATTAAAACCTACTCCACCAGCAGCCTTCGTAACAAAAGCTGCATCCTTCATAGAAATCATAATATCCTCAATACTATCTTCTATATCTAAAATGAAACACGATGATAAAGTTCCATTTCTCTCTCCATTAGTATTAAGATTCATCAATGTTGGAGTGCTTGGTATAAAAACCCTATTAAGAATATAATCATACATCTTAGAATTTAGTACAGATAATCTTTCTGTCATTTGATTCCATGAATTTTCATTTTTTAAATAATATCTTTCCCGTAAAATGTTTTCTATGTGTGGTTGTAGCTTAAAATTTTCCATATATCCTTTTTTCCTCTTGTTTATTATTGTGATAAATAATTAGAAAAAAACATTTTCAAAAATATAGTTTGTCTGAAAATATTTTTTTGATTTTGGTATTTTATCATGTACTAAGAAATATTACTAACAAATTACTCACCTGAGTCATCTATTTCGAAATTTTTCTCTCTACGCATCTTCTTTAATTCACTCATCATTACAGTTTTAGTCTTATCTTCATGATCTCTCATTTTTTGAGTAAGTTCAATACCTTGAGGAGAAGCTTCATCAAATATTTTGATATCACCATTGGAACTATTGAAATATGTCGGAAATGTCATACCATCAGCACCAAACCTATTTTTGATTACATGAATACGTGCCGTTTCACCCATTTTGTCATCAGACTTACGAGAAAGTGAAAATACAAAGTCTCCAGTCATAATCTTACGATATGAATCGGCAACGTTATGAGCTTGAATAGTATCAGCTTCATGTGCAGATCTGTGGGCCTGTGAAGCAGACCATATTGGAATCTGTAATTCACCAGCAACTGCCCGCAATTCTTCGTATACAGAACCGGCTTCACTATAAGAGTTTGCGTTCTTATCAGCAGTCAACGGTCTAAGAAGGTCAGCATAATCGACCACAATCATATCTATTTTAATACCTGTTAGCATCTGCACTCTCTCAATATGCATTTTTAAACTCTGAGCAGCTACAGTTTTAATTGGAAAAAACTTAATAAATAACTTACCTTTTATTGTTTCAATCTTTTTCTTAACCTCATCAATATGATTTGGAATATCTTGAAAACTAATTTTGGTGAAACAAGCATCATATCTTCTCCCCACATAATTTTCATTTAGTTCTAAAGTAAAATGCATTACATTTTTACCTTGTTTCATGGCTTCTGCTCCTAATTTAGCTAATAACCACGATTTACCTGATCCAGCAGGAGCAACAACGAATCCAAGTTCTCCTTTTGCTAAACCACCATCCAATACCAAGTCCATTGGTTCCCAACCAGTAGGAATATACAAACGGGCAGCTTCACTCATACGAATATCCACATCACCAAAATAATCATGACCAATATTTCTTTCCATTCCAGCTTTTCTAGCATCATCTACCAAACTCTTAATCTGGTCATATTCTCCTAGTTTAAGAAGGTCAACCGAAGCTAAAATAGCGTTCTTCATCTTCTGATTGACACAAAAAGCAAGAAACTGCTCCTTAACATAAGGAAGGTCAGTATCTTTAATCTTACCAGCGATAACTTTAAGTTGTTCTAAAATTGAAGTTTTTAATACTTCATTTTCAAGTTTACCAACTTCAATCTTGAATACATTCCCGGTAGGAGTGGTTTTGTACTTTACAAAATATTTTATAATATTTTCAACTACCCATTTATTAGCATCCGTTTCAAAATAATCAACCGATAAAATATCAAAAATCTGTTCAATAAACTTCGGTTCTTTTAATAAACAAACAATACATTTAGCTTGAAACTCTCCACCGTATTTACGCAATGTGTCTACACTTTCATTATCCATAATTTTTCTTTCTTTTGATTTGTACTATATACCACGGACCTCTGGAGTAAACATTTTATAACAGATAATTCTTATTTTAATTCTTTTCTATTAAAAAAATATCTAAAATACTTTGTAGTGATGTATATATTACTAACGAAATCGCCTGTATGAGGCGCTTTTTTAACAATTAAAAGAAAGATAAGATTATGTGGGATCAATTTGATATTAACGTAATGGTCAATGGTAGCCGGTGTAAGCAATATACACATGAAGGCCGAAAATATGTAGAAGCAAAAGACGGGTCTGAATGGTACTTCCAAATCCAAAATAACTCACCTGGAAGAGTTCTTGCAGTTTGCTCAGTAGATGGATTGAATGTCCTTACAGGAGAAACAGCAACAAAGAAAGATTCTGGTTATATTATAGATTCATACCATTCTCAAAAAATCAAAGGGTTTAGATTTTCTGATGAAGAATGGGCTATGTTTAAGTTTGGTTATAAGATTGATAAAAGTACAGGTGCACCCAATGGAAAAGTATATGCAGTTTCCAAAGGAAAAGAAGCAGCAAGAAATTGTGGTGTAATTGGAGTTAGATTATTCTATGAAAAGTTTAAGAAGGTAGAATATATTGCTCCTCCTCAATACAATACATCTTATTGGAGTACAAGTTCATATAGTATTGGTACAAATGCTATATCAGGTGCTTGGTCTGGAGGTATAACAGGTTCTATGAGTGGTAATTGTAGTTGGTCCCCGAAAGGAGGAAGTAATGATTATAATCTTAGATTTAGTCTAGCTGATATGGTAGAAGATCATTATATTCCTGTGGAAAGTGCAGCATATAATGATACATCAGCATATTCAATCAATAATAATATTAAAAATAATGGAAACAAACTAATGTCTAGAATGGCAAAATTATCTGGTATTTCTACACCAAAAGCAAAACCGTTTGATCTTGGCACAGAATGGGGCAAACGAGAAAAAAGTAAAGTTGAAGTTATTGACTTTGAACGTGGATGTCAAGCTTATTATGTTGACATCTTTTATGCTAGTCGTGAATCTTTGATTGGAATGGGGGTTCCTCTTTCTAATAATATCAAAGTAAATCGTCTACCAGAATCATTTCCTACTCAATATGCGAAACCACCGGCAAATTGGATGGGAGAATAATATAAATGCATAAAAAAGAGCCGCTGAAAAGCGGCTCAATTTTTTTATTTTTATATCTTTTTCTTCTTAATAGGTATTTCTACCTTTCTCCAACCTTGACCATTTTTGTTTTGATAAGCCGTAATTGTTAATTCTTCGGCATCTTCCTCTTGATCAACTACCTTTTTCAATTCGGAGTGAACTTTATGTCTCTCCAATTTCTTCTCCAATTTTTTCTCTTCCTTTGTCATATAATTCGCCTTTCTGGTTCTGCGACTCTTCGTCGAAATCTCTGTAGTTATAAGTTAGTTCTTCACCTTTCACTATATCTCTCAGAGCAACATCATATAACCTCTCAGCTTTACAATTTGGTGTTTCCGAATGGTTAGCAAACTTTGTATTGTCAGCACATAATACATAGGTGTCTCCTCGTTTATATGACCACTTCCTAAACTTTTCATTATTATCATTATATAAAACAGATAACATGTGTTCAAATTCTTCTTTATCAAATATTTGATCTACTGACGGGTCAAGAAACCAAATAATGTCTCCTTCTTTAATATCTTGTCCAGCAAAGAGACCAAGACCACCAATTTCACTTCTTTCTACATAAGTTGATATAACTAGCATATTTTTAATTCTCCCGATATACTACCTTTTCTAGTATCAATAGTAAGAGTTCCGTCTTCTATTTTACCAGATTGCTTGAATGGCAATAGCACTTCATCAATCCCGTTTCTAATCTCCATTTCATTATTCGTTGAAAATGGAAAATAACCAAATTTTTTTGTTAATTCATTACAAATTTCTTCTATTATTTGTTTTTCAGAATCTATTTCCATAACTTACCACTCCTTAATTTCACTTGTTTTACTATTTATTAATTCTCCTTCTTTAATATCTTGTCCAGCAAAAAGACCAAGATTATCTATTTGTGAACGTTCTATATAAGTTGATATAACTAGCATATTTTTTTCCTTATTCTATCAATTTCATTTTGAGTAAACCGATCGGGTTTATAATTTGGGGCTTCTCTAAGTCGTTTAGAAAATTGTTCTGTAATCCATTTACAAGATTGCACAGAGTTTGGCCAACACTCACTCCAATTATACCAAGTTTCTAACTCTTTATTTGTAAAACTACCAGTTGGTGGTATAAACGAATCATCGTTAGGAAGAATATCATCTTTATACCTTAAACTCATAACTTATCCTCTTAAAACTTTATTCATTCTACCAAAAACTTGTTCCGTCCAACCACGAAAATTCGGAAGAGAAGACCATAATTTGTCTTCCAAAATTAGCTTAGAAAGTTTATCCACTTCCATTTTGGGTGGTTGTCTATCCAATGATTCCTTAATAGATAACTGAGAAATAGTATTTAAATACGTATCAGTTAATTGCATTAGAGCATAATTCCGCTCAAAGTCAGACCAGTTGTCTAACAGAGTATCATAAACCTTTAAAGAGCCCCTATTCTTAATGCCATACTCTCTAATTTGACTTATAGGCGACTTTTCACCAGCAAGGAAGGGAAATGCCTTAAGAACCGTTTTTGGACCAAAACCGGGTATGCCTGGCACATTGTCCGAGATATCTCCTTGAAGAGCTTTAAAGTATATAAAGTTATCAGGAGAAACTCCGTATTCCTTCAAAATATCCGGTGGTGTATATACTTTTCTCTTTGTGGGAGACCATACCGATATTCTATCATTTACAAGCTGGAGAAAATCCCGATCTGCAGACATTATTCTTACTTTCCAATCTTTATAATAATCAAGAGCTATATGAGCTATTGCATCATCGGCTTCAACCTGGTCTAAGGATACCATATAAACCGGGAGGTGGGTTAGATAGATAACTATTCTCTGTAGTTGTTTCTTCAAACTTACCTCTTCTTCACCCAGAGAAGTATTTTCTTCATATATTCTATTTAACCGCACCTTTGTTCTTTTGTGATCTTTATATTCGGGGTAGATTTTGCGTCTCTTTTGAGAGCCGCCTACTCCATCAAAGACCACAACTACCCGGTCAGGATTGAAGAGTTTAATGGCATATCCCATACCTTTAAGAAAACCAGTCATGCCACCTGTATGTACACCATCTTCATTGAGAGTTGGAATGGCTGCGAAGCATCTTATGTATAAATTATATCCGTCGATTATTAAAACCTCTTTTTGCTTCGATTCCATAATACCCTTTGATTCTATCAAAGCCTTTTCAGTTTTGATACTATCAAAGAGAGACCAAAGTTTGCTATTTGTTTCTTCTTCATTCATTATACCATTTCATGTAATCTTCTTTTACAGAATTCCACCATTTGTCATACTCTACATTATGATGATTCCATACCGAACATATTTCCTTTGTATCACCACATGTGATATTTACCATAGTTCCAACATAAGGTCGGCAAGGATCCATTAAAGGAAATGGTTCAGCACCCATAAGAATTTTCTGAGTCTTTTCGATACAATCTTTTTCTGATAAATCAATCATATTATCCGCGTCAATATCTGTAAACTCTACCACGACTTTTTTTCTATATGTCGGTTTTGATAAGTTTGTTTCCATATTATTTTTCATATTATTTGGATTTTTGGTTTTTCATCAATCTTCATCAACCGAATCATCTTCTTCAATATTTTCATCGATTTTTGAATTCGGATCTCTATACTCCATAATTCGTTTATCACAAATAATATTATAGATTTCATCTTTAAATGATTGATCTTCATTTATTTTTTCGCCTGATATTTTTCTTTTTAAATTTTTCGGACATATAGTCAATATAATCCGGCCCACTAATGTATTGAAATCCCAAAAAATTATACAACATAACTTGAAACCAATTAAGAGGAAAAAGACCTCTATATCCAGCATTAGGATCTTTATTCTCTAAATGCCATTCTATATCACATAATTTATGTTTTAAAACAGCAACCGTATTAATTATAATTATCTTTCGTTTCTTCATATCAATCCTCCTCCGCATTATCATCTATTTCAATTCCTTCTTCAATTTTTTCATCAGGACTGCGGTATTTCATAATATAATCATCAGCAATAATATTATAAACTTCGTCTTTAAAAGTAGAATCAGTATTTATTTTTTCAACAAACTCTGGAACCGATAAAGATATATTGCCACTTAGTAACTTTAAAGTATATTTTCCACCACCAGAAGTAGCATATCCATGATCCTTTAACCAATCTAGCCAACTCTTAAGATTTTGAATTCCAGAATCGAAATGAATTTCAAATTCAGCCATTCTCTTTGAAGGTCCCATACGATTTTTTGTTACAGTTGCTTTACAACTATTACCAATGACTTTTTCAGATTTCTTTAAATTTCCTGTATTAGTAAGCCTAACACGAACCGAGGCAGCAAAACCCATTGCTTTACCACCAGGTACAATCCACTTATCACCAAACATTACAGCATTAAGATTCATGCGAAGTTGATTTGTAAATACAACAAGGATTCTTTGTTTACCAATGAGTCCTGTAATTTTACGAAGAGCCATACTGATAATAATCGCTTTCTGAGTATTATATCCCTTAGCTCCATGTTCTGATTCCATTTCACTTGAACATGATGCCATAGAAAGAGAATCAACAATAATGGTGACAAGTTTATCTGGAAAATTCTTTCGAGCTACACCAATAGCTTGTTCAATTTTAGAAAAGATTTCTTCTACAGTAAAAAGATTAGCATATACCAAATCTTTTATATTTACACCTACAGCAGTCCAAAAAGCTGGCGCAGCAGCATTTTCACTATCAATAAAAATTCCCAACCCACCTTTCTTTTGAGTACTAGCAAGAATATGAGCAGCAATTAAACTTTTTCCAGTTCCTTCAAGACCATTAAGTTCGGAAATTCTTCCAACAGGAAGACCACCATTTTTTCTATTTGAAATTGCTAAATCCAAAAGATCAGACCCCGTAGATATCCAATCTGATACCATTGAAGGATCTTCTTGTTCATCTAGAAAGTAAGCAACTTTACTTCCATCTTTTTGAGCCTTATTAAAGGCATCCACAATTAATACTGCTAGTTCATCACGATCTACTTTCTGAACTTTGTCAGCAACTTCATTTACGTGTTTAGTTTTATTGGCCATATCATTTTCCAATCTTTAATACTTCTTTCTTTTTTCTATCATTTTTTAAAATAAAACATTTCAAACAAAAAATACAAAGATTTACAGGAGCGTCTATTTTCTGAATTTTTTGGCACCAAGGGCAACATACCTTAATTGGATAATAATTTTTATCTATTTTTTTCTTTTTCATAAGTTTTAGGTAACAAGAAAAGGTACACCTTCCGACGCACCTTTTCAAGTTATTTTAATGTTTTAAGTTAATTTAATTATTACTTGGTCAAACCAAATAATTCATCATAAACATCCTTCATGCCTTCTGTGGATTCAGGAGTTGCGATGTTTGTTGCAGCTTGTGCTGCGGAGGGAGATACAGCGGCAACCGCTGCAATCTGTTCTTCTGTTGGAAGAACTACGTTATCAGGTTCAATCGCAACTACAGGAGCTGAAACTTCAGCGGCTGCAGCTTGACGACCCTTTTCACGCTTCTTTAAGAAGTTTTCCAAAGCCTTTGATAATACATCATACTCTGGACAAGTCCAAGCTTCCATTAGATTTGGTTGCTGAGTTGTAATCTTCTCAAGAATTTCCTTTGCCTTTGGATGATCAGTAGGAATTACGGGACGAGACTTTGGTTTAATAAAGATTTTGGTATCAGGAAATCTACGACCATCTTGAGCAATCTTATTAGACTTCTCAGCAGGAATAAATTCTACCTTAATATCATTACCATTATTCAAATCAATCATTTCTGAGTAATCTGGTTCATCCATAGCAATGACCAACTGCTCAAAGATCTGAACACCAAATCCCCAAAACTTTACGCCCTCTTCTTCCTTACCACGAACTACAATAGGAACATAAGTTCTAGCTTTTGGTAGAAGTGACATTCCTTGACCCCAAAGTTTTCTATCTCCAGACTTTTGAAGTCTTTCAGATAGTTCAAGCACAGGATCTGCCTTTCCGAAGTTTTGAGGACTGATATAAGTTATATTCTTTTCTTCACCATTAATATTAGCGGTGAAATTGTAATAGAATGTAATCTTAATAAACGGAGTCCCCTCTTTATACTGATTTGGAACAATACGAATAAGATTTTCACCTTCGTCTGGTTTCCAAATGAGTTCTTTCATTCGGGAGTTTGAATTTGTAGAGGATTTCTTTACGGTCCTTTTAGCAGCCGCGAGCTGTTCTTTTACTAACGCCATGTTTAATTTTGCCATAATAATTATTCTTTCTTAATTAGTTGTTAAATAAGTCAATTGTTAACCACAATTAGTTAAGTCTTAACTTAAGATATATATAACTCTACCATCGAAATAATTAACTTCAAGTTAAAATAATTGTTTTAGGTATTTATAATTTCAAAAATGTTTTTATATCTGGTTCAGGTACTATATTATCCTTAAATTTTTTCCAATCGCTTTCCCAAATATATTTAATATTATATCCAAAAGATTTTAATTTATCAAATTTTTTGAATGTATTTTGATATAATTTACCAAAAGTTTTTTTGCATTTTTGATTATATTCATTTGGTTTATATATTTCAGGGTTTCCGTGATAATAATTTCCTAAAAATTCATAAATAGTATTATTTTCATAATCCATACCATCCAAATTAAATTCTAAAATTTTTATTTGCCTATTAGAAATATTAAGATAATCTAAAAATTCTTTCTCTGGTTTAGAAATATAGTGTTTACACAGAGGACAACCACTACCATTTAAATGAGTATTAGGTTTTTGCTTAAAAATTCCATGATCAAGACAAATTATATCTATTTTTGTTCTATTATTTTTATAATCTACACTACTATAATCATATTTATTATTATGAATTTTTTTAGCTTTTTTGATAAAATTTTCTTTAGTCAATTTTCTATTTCCATAGCATTTAGAGCATCCTTGGCCAAGTAAGTGATAATTCGGTTTTTGCCAAAATGAATTGTGATTTTTACAAATAATTTCTACCTTAATATTATTAACTATATATTTTGATTTACTATAGTCATATTCATCTCCATGAATTAATTTAGCTTTTTGAATAAACTCTTTGGTTGTTAATTTTTTTGTTCCTCCACATTTAGGACAACCATATCCATTAAGATGACAATAAGCTTTTTGTAAAAATTCTCCATGCATTTTACAAATGATAATTACTTTTTCATGGGCCTTAATATAATCTACTTTAGAATAATCATATTTATTTTTGTGTATTTTCTCAGAACGTCTAATAAATTGAATTGTACCAAGTCGTATAGGCATATTATTTATTAATAATTTCTAATAATTTTATTGGTATCACTTTTATCATATCATTACTAAGAAAAATAAATGAATTATCATAAAGACTCCAGTTTACAGAAAATGTTTTATCTAGAATACCACCATTTTCATCCTCAATTATTTTATTTAATGAATTTAAGCTGTACAAAGTATTTGTCTGTTTTTTTCGATGTATTGAGATGGTATTAGGAAATTTTGGAAACTCTTTATCAATATTAATAATATTATATGTTATATACACTTCTTCGGGAGAATTTCCATTAGAAAATATAAAGAATCTTCCATTATATATATTGTAAAATTTTTTAATTTCTTCTACAATGGATTTATATAATTTAATGGAAGAGAACGTACAAAGTAGTTGTCTCTTATCGATCATATCGTCTTTTATTGATCTCTTCTATTAGGTATGGAGCATTATTTACAATGTATGTAACCACTGCTTCAAGCATATAATCATCGCCCTTTAAAATTTTCTTAATTACATCTTTATTAGCTTCTTTCTCCCCAGTAGGAGTTGGTGTTGGAGGAGGCAATTTTGTTGGTTCGATTGGTTCTTCATCAGACGGAGATTGTTGTGGTGCTGCACTTGTAAAAGCATTTGGCATTTGTTGTGCCGGTTCTTCTGTGTCTTCACCACTTTTTTCTGCTGATGGTGGAGTGGCTGTAGATGTTGACACAGGTAGATTGGTTTTGGTTGTTCCTGACTGAGAAGCAGACGTAGTAGCTAGTGGTGGCTCAGTTGCTGGCGGTTTATCTCCTTGAAAAATATTAGGATGCCCCCTCGTTGGGTCATCTTCAAAATGGGTTCCTGCCTTAATAGCATCTTGCTTATATGATACATCTGGAAATGTTACAAGCAGTCCCTTTCTATTCCACGCTTGTCTTGCTCGCACTGATGGGTCATCACTTCTTTCTATAAGTGGTTTAACAAATTCATAAACTATATCAGATTCAATGCCTTTATTTATCAAATATTCGCAAAGATATCCAATATGCTGAGTATTTTTTATATCAAAGATACCATCTGTAATTCTGGGATCTACTGATATATCATTTAAAACCTTTTCAATAATTCTATCTCTTGTCATAATTCATCGTGTCTATTAAAATCTTTGGGAAACATAGATTCTAATACAATGTTTTTTAACTTAATCATTTATAAATATTGAGAAAAATTATGAAACTACCTACTGATTTTGAACTAAAGAGTCGTATGAATCTCCTTCATAAATCTTTATAGGAAACCGATTTCCTTTCATTATGGTTGCTATTTTATCAAGTAACTCTTTTCCTTCTGGCTTATAAAAGTCAAAAAGCAACGAATCGTAGGTATATAAAATTGCCTTACTCCTTTTATTAAACAATAGATTCTGAATCTTTCTTAATACTGAAACAGCAATTTCTGTCTCTGTGCTTTGTAAAATATAATTTAATAATTTATATGGATTTGGATCTAGTAAATGTTTATCTGTAATTATGCGACCAAAGAGAGGAGTTTTAATAAAGCCATCCTTTTTGAAGTCTTCCCAGTATTTTACGATAAAATCTCTTGCATGACTTAGATACTTTATATGCTGATATTTTTCTTCTACACCACCATAAAATTGTCTCATGGTTATACTCTTAATTTCATCTATATCATACTCTGTAACTTTACGACCAAAATATAATTCACCTAAATAGGTGTAAATATCTACATCAATACCAAGAGGAAATTTAATGAGATAACTAATAATACGAGGATGAAATGCTGAATAATCAATTAATACCATTTTTCCATCCTCACCATATCGTGAAGTAAAACATTTTCTAGAACCATCGCTTTTATTTAGTGCTGCATAATTTACACCATCAAAACGATTACTGGGTCTTCCTGTAGAAGTATAATATTATATTGACTATATACAATATCATTATCATAAACCACAGCATCAAAATGGTTTTTAAAACAGTCTCTATCTACATGAATTCCTATATTTTCCAATTCAGCTAACGTCCCCAAGATGGTAGCATTTTCTTTAACATACCCCCAATCAAGTTCATCCTGTAGATTTACTATTACTCTAACATCATTACACATTTTTTCAAACATTTCCCTGTGTTTCAAAAGTGGAATAGAGTTATTAATATTTCTTTGTTTATAATTATTTTGTTTTACAAGTTTATGAGCAGAGGTTTCACACAAATTTAAATCTAGTATCCAATTTTCTTGTAAATGAGTAAATAAATCTATATCCAAATAATTTGGAATTCGTAATAATTGATATGAAGATTTCTTGTCAAAACACCATACTTTACGGGTTGGTTGTATTTGTATACTATCGATAAAGTTCCCCAAACATATCTGAAATGAGCAATCTGGATGACCAAAAGAAAAAGTATAAGTTTTATCAGTCTCTAAATCTTTGATTAAAACCGCTGATAATTTTGAAGCAGCAACATGAACTAATCTATCATCGGCAGGAATTACAGATATCATTATATCATGCCCGTTTATTTCTTGATTAAATTTATTGTAATCTCCAATGGTTTCAATCATACCATTAGTACTAACATTTTATAACCCCAAAGTCAATTTTTTATGAAGTTGAAAGAATTGTTGGATTAGTTGGCTCTGCCCATCCTCCTACAGGAGGAGCTAATCTATTTTTAATATATTTTCTTAATGGTAATATACCTGCTGTAATTTTGGTTTCCCATCCTATTCCGTCTTGAGAAATTGTATGATGAACTTCGGTTATTCTAAAAATGATATCACGATGACTGTAAGGAGGAGGAAGATTTTTAATCAAAAAATACTGAAAAGTTCTTAATCCTCCAATTCCTTGTAATGTAAGATCTACGTATATTCCTGGTTGAATGGCACAATATCTCGGATTATTATCATAATCTTTATCATCAATTAATAATCTAAATATTTGTTTTGCAACAGAGGATGGAAGACAAAGTTTTAAATATTCAAATGGGCCCGTTTCAACATCTTGTTTAGTTGCAGTATTAGTTCCTCCTGGTAATCCACCTGTACCTCCACTGGTGATTATGCGTTTTGTTGGCCTCTTGTTTATAGTCATTTGAAGAGTTGGATCGTCTTCTGATACATTAAGTTTTTGTGCTACTCCCATCACATCACGAATTTGATCTTTTGCTGTATTTCTTTTTGCCAAGTCACTGTTTAGGTCCCCCTGACTTCTTTCTTCTGAATTCATTACAATAGCATCTCTAAATTGATAATTTAATAAATCGTGAGGATCTACAAAGACATATTTTGAATTTTGATTATTAACTTCTCCATAAATCGCTCTTGTTGCTTGAGCATCCGATAAAGTAGGTTTAAACTTTATAGAACGAATAATACTATCTGCATCGTAATAATCAAATGAATATGTCGGATTAACATCTTGCTTTAATTTTTTTTGAGTTCCTAAATAATTTCTATCAATAATAGTCATTATATTATCTGCTTCAATTAAAACCAAATCCCAAAAATCATCGACAGCATTATTTAAAAGAGATAATAATTTTCTATAAATATCGACATATGAAGCAGTTTTTGGATCTGAATCCAAAACAATATCAGAAAAAGATGAATAGCACACATATATATTTGATAATAATCCAGATACTCCTGACTCCACAACATTTCCTCTTGGAGAATTAGGATCTTTTGGATTCAAAGGATCTCCTAAACCCGTAGGACTTGGAGGAAGATTATATGTTGACCACGATGGAACCGAAAAATCATCAATAAAATTAGTATATCCTTTACTAGTTCCACGAGGAGATGTAGTGCTATATTTATATCTTAAAAAATTAATAACTTCATCATGATCTTCTCTAAAACATGCTGCATTAAAAACTGTTTGCGGAGGTGATTGATAGCATACTCTTCTCAATGTAAAATCTGCAGGCGCCATACATTCTTCTTCAAAAACAAACTGATCTCCATATAGAGTGTGTTCATCAGGTGCAACAAATCCAAATACTGACGGTTCACTTTTTGGCCCATAATTCTTTAATCCAATATTACCATAATGAACTTTGGGAGCTCCAGCATTAGGAATCAATACATTTCTATCACAGGAAATCATATTAGGATGTGCTCCAATTACACTGCCCATTATATCTACTTGAAACATTGGTTCTCCCTTACCTCCATCAAGAGTTGAAAAATAATTTAATATTTCTACTATCATTCCCATATTAATCCACACCTTTGACGGTTCAAGTTTGTCTACATTACTTTTATCAAAATCATATTTAGAAGGTTTTCCTAAACCAATCGGGTCATTAAAAAATTTTTTCGGTCTTCCAGAAAATACTCCTCTTATATAAGGGCTTTTTACTCCTCTCACTTCATCATTCTTTTCATAAAGAATTGGTCGAATAATATCTCTCCATATCACATTTTGAGATTCAATTCCTTTTACACTTCCCGTAACGTAACTTGCTGCTGTAGTTTTAACAACTTCAGCTAGAGGATTTGGTGCTTCTGAAATAGCTTTAAGATTAAGTAGTGTTGCATCTTTAGAAATAAAATCCCTTAATGCTTGATAAATTGGCCTTGGTGCATTTTGATCGGTATTATCATTAACAGTAAGACCCATATCTTTTGATATACCAGCATATAGTCTATCTTTTGATGTAATTTCCGTCATACATAAAATTTTATTTTGATCAATACTCCAATTGAAACTTGTTATGATTCCGTATAGTACATCATAATTCCCCTTAGATTCTATAATATTTTTCATATAAAGAGGATATGAATTTTTCCAAAGAGTCTTCATTTTAGTTTCATCTGCCAAGTTAACCAAAGATACAGGATTAAAATGATTCCATCCCCATTCTAACATAACAGAAATTCCTGGAATCAAAAAGTATGGAGTCATATAAACCAACTGTTCCCATGAAAAACATGTCCACTCAACTTCTGCACGACGAAATAATTCTTTTTGAACTGTTACTGTGATTTTTGAAATTTCTGGAGTAGGAACATGAATTGGATAATTCGATTGTTCTTGTCCCATCAATGAAGGATTTTTTAAAGAATTTTCTATTATATGAGGCATTGGAGGATTTGTAGGAGTATATCCAATTACCTGATATTTTGAACTAGGAGCTTCGACCATTCCATAATCTACATTAGCTTCTAATGATTGGAATCCATACGTCTTATAAAATCCTTTACCACCATGAAATATAAATCTTGGCTTATTTCTAGCTGGGTGACCAGCGGAATTAGAGCACACTCTCACCCAAGGCGTCATTGGCCCGTTGTAAGTATTCCAATCTCCATTACTATCCCAATTAGCTTTATTATTAGCAATAAAATTAAAAGACCTAACGGTTTTACGACGATTTAATTCTTCTTGAATTTCTATCGGGATATTTGAGGGCATCCATGGCACAATTGGCGCAGGCACTAGGATATCCTCCTTCCCGAAATAACATCATATAGTTCATCATTTTTTTCATTATAACGAATAAACATTTTTGGGTTTATTTTTTGAATAATTTTCTGTTCACGAATTTTATCTCTTTCTTTTATACTTTTTATTTCGTGTTTTGGTTCATCATACTCAAATACAATATTTTTTTCTTTATCATAACCATCTAAAGAATAACCTGAAACTTTAATTTCTCCGCCATTAAGAGCATGTCGAAGATTCCACAGATTTTCTTTATTAAGATCATCAATATATTTACAAGCATCAATATTGTAATTCGTTTGTGTTCCCAATTTTTTAATTTGTTTTATTTTAGCAATTCTTAATTTCTCTTTAGTAGATTCACTAGTGATTTTACCTATATGAGAATCACTTTGTTTTTTTCTATACTCATCAGTTCTCATAAAAAATCTATTAACAAATTTTGCGCTTTTTTTGGTGGCACACTTCTTACATAACCAATTTTCTTTAATTGATCTATTAAAAACTTTTCTATTTGTATATTTTTGTTCGGTGCCGCACTTTGGACAATTCTTCTCCAATTTTTCAGTTTGGTTAGTTCTTTTTAATTTAGATCTACATATATTACAAAGAGCATTTTTTAATAGAGATGTCTCCAATACTCTTTCAGAACAATAAACCTGCTCTCCTCCACACTTTGGACAATTCTTTTTCCAAACTTCATTCATAATATATTATACCACGTTTTTATTAAATAATCAATAACTTATTGAATATTACTATCAGCATTTAAACTATTAAAATTTACAAGAATTTCGTTAATTTGTGTAGGCACACGGATTTGCCGCCCCGGTGGTACCGACATTCTTGATTTCCCTAAATTATTAGCTAAAGCAATTACCCACCATAAAGTAGGATCTCCATAATATTTGTATGATAAAGAATCTAAATAATCTGATTCATTTGATATAATTACTATATCAGAATCTCTAGGATCGATAATTGGATATTGAGTAGTATAATATACTTTTTTTCCATCCCATCTAGCTTGTGTTTGTGTTGAGTTATATCTTTTCATATTTTAAAGTCCTGGTATTCGTGTTGTAAAATCTGTTAATGGACCAATAGAACTTGGGATGGTTGGATTAGTAACACCTGTCGCACGATTTGATATATTTGATATTGCATTAGAAGCTTTTGTATTAATTTGACCATTTTGATTACCTGCTGTAGTTGGTCCCTGTGTTGTAGTAGTTACTGGAGCAGGAGTTGATGGTGTTGGTTGCTTTACAGGATTATAAGATGGATTTGATTCTATAATATTTTTATGTAAGTATGATGGTTCGGGCATAAATATAGAAGAATCTGTACCTGATGTACCTACAACGAAATCAGAAGGTAGTGGATTTCCATCCGAGTCCACGAAATTTTCCCAGTTATCAACTTTAGGAGCATGACCAAAATGAGAACCGCCAACTTGAGCACGTTCTTTTTCAAGAAGAGCACCTTCAACACTTATTTCTGCTTCTCTTGGTAGTTGACCATAACTATCAATTCCTGTAGATTGAGCTTTTATAATTCCATTAAGATAATTCCATTCGTCTGAATTATATTGATTAAGAGTTTCCCAAAGTGCGTCTTCAGGAATATTAACGGTAATACTTCTCAACACTATAGGTTGAAATCGATATAGATCACCAATTGTAATCATAAACATTGGAGGTACAATAAATCTATTATATACATCATTAAGATTATCCGATTTTGTATAATTTGATGGTTTAGTTGCACTAGCTAAATAATTTATTTTCTTCCAAGAAGGAAGTAATTCAGTGATACTGTTTATAACGATATTAAATGAAAATGAAAGAGTTCTACTAAATCCATTATAAGAATATAATTGATCAGCTCTTCCTAGAAATCTCAATTCATCCCAAAATGCTGTATTACCCTCTGAGATACCCTTCACCGTAGCTCTAAACGGAATATATTTTTGATTTACCACATCATAAAAAAAGAATGCAATTAAATCATCTTCATACGGTTTATATTTTGTCCAATTAGCATGTTGTTTTGATAGACCATATTTATAAGGAATTGGAATAGTTCCATCATTATTTGCTTTCAGAACAGGCAATTGATTAAGTCCATCTGAAGTAAATGTTGTAGCAAATTTTAAATTTTTATTTGCATTAACTCGTTTATCAAGTGTTGATGGAAGTCTTCTTACATTATTGTTTCTGCCACCTTTTATATCAGTTCCGGTGCTGTATTCTTTTAATGATCCGTATGTGCCGACTGGAGATAAAGTTGTTGGAACATTATCAAATAAAGGATTATATCCGATAGAAGAATTATCTCCGGATAATAGTAATTTAGAATATGTAGATGTTTTAACAATATATTCTGTATCTTGAGATCCAATTTTATTTATTACATCTTTGAGAGTATTAGACACTCTATCTACTTTACCATCTGGAGATAATGTATCAGCAAATTTGGAATCATATTTTTTGGTGGAATCAGCATAATAACCAAATTGAACCATCATGTCAGAATTATGAAAATCTCCATCTTTTGTTATTCCTATTACATTTCCATATTTACTATTATTGTTAATTGTATATCCTACACCTCTTCCTTTAATAGAAGGCCCGTTGTATCCTTTACTAATATTTACAGGAAGAAATCCACCGGGAACAGCATATATTTTTTGTCTTAAAAATGTAGAATAGTGATTTCCTGCTGTAGATGGAAATAATGCAGTTATACCCTTTCCAATTAAAGCCATCGGATTACTTACAATACTTATAACAGAATTTACCAAATTTGTTGCTTGAGTAAGAAGAGTTGTACGTTGAGGAGGTAAATCTGCTTGTGTTATAGGATTTGGATACCACGGCTGACTTACATTTAATCTATCACTTATAGCCATTATTCCATACGATGCTTCATCTGCTCTATATATCGTTCCTGGTGGTTGACTTGGAGCTGATCCAAAAATTTGTCCAATTGCACCCTTTAAACTCGAAATAATTCCTTTAGAAATTTTTCCTCCAATTCCACCGGTTGAAGGTGTCGGAAATGCTTTACTAAAATTAGCATCTGCTATTTTAGCATCTCCACCACGAAGCAATCCTTTTCCTTGGCCTGTATTATAATCTGATAAAGCTGAAGCTGGAGCAGCACTTGCTGGTTTAGTATATCCAGCACTCGGTATAAAATTCCCCAAACCAGCAGCATTTATTAAACCAGCTATATTTGTTTCAATGTGACGAGTTGGACGGCCTAATAATCCAATCGTCATCGGTTGAACAGTAGATAATAAAACAGAAAGAGGATTATATATTCTTGTTTCGTCAAATGGTTGTAGCCGCTGTATTAAAAATTGAGTTCCTAACCATTGAACACCCCAAGACGATACTTGCCATTTAGCTACTCTTACAACATCATTAAAAGTATCCTGAGAAACATTAACAATAGATAATACAGATTTTGCTATAGATGGTAATCCTGTTATAATTCCTTTATCTTTTTCATCAATGTAGGTATAAACAAATGGTTGTTGATTGGATAATAAACCACCTAAAAGATTATAATTGTAATTTGTATACGGAGAAAACTTGTGGTAAATATCATGATAATTATACTGCCACAATAAACTTATCTTATCTACTTGTGGTACTGTTGGCCAGTTGGCAGGAACATTTCTAACAAGTGGAGGAAACCCCGTTAAAGCTAATACACTATCTACTCTTGTTTGACTCATAAAATTATTTCTTTTACATATATTAAACATAACTGGGTTGTGGCGATTTTGGACCAGTAAAAGCTAAAGATCTGGCCATGCCGGAATCAAAAGTAGAAGCAGCTACATTAACATTAGCTTTAATGCTTCCTTTCTCCATACTACTTCGTAGATTATCTACAGCAATTCTAACACTTTCTAAAGCTTTAACTATCTCTTCATTTCCTTTTTGATTTTGTTGAGCTGCAATACCTGTCGATTTAACTATAATATCTTGAATCTTACCAATTTTAATATCAGGAATAGCATTTATTTCTCGACTAATACCACTAATAGTTTCTGATAGATTCTTAAATTGTGTTAATACTTGTGTTATACTTAAACCAGCAATTTTTTCCAAAGCATTTGCAACCCTAGTCAACCCCAATCCTAATTCCATCGTTGCTATTCCTGCTCTCTCCATCGGGCCGTTAGCAAACATTAGAGCCAATCCTAAAGCTGTAAATCCTCCAGCCAATAATGGTAAAAATATAGCAGTAGGAATTAACATATAAGCAGCACCAGCTATAGCTGTTAAACCAGCAGCCATATTTAATAAATCAATGCCATCCATTGCCTTAATAGCATCACCGAATAACTTAAATGCAAATGCAGCTGGTATTAAAGATACACTAAGAATAAATAAAGCAGCAGCTCCGGCCAATAGAGCAACATTTAATCCTGGTATCATCATTATAGCACCCAGAGCCAAAACTGCAGTAACTAAAATCCCCAAACTTGCAGCCATAACAGCAAACGTTTTCCATTCTACGCCTTGCATTAATTTCAAAGCATAAGCTAGTGGAATAAGAGAGGTAGCAACCAAAAGTAATCCAAAAGCGCCTTTTATAACACTATCGGTTCCAAATCTTCTTACTCCTCCAGCAACACCACCAAGCATATTACCTACAGATTTTCCAACTCCTACCATCACCAAAGAAACAGCTTTTCCCAATACTTTCAAACCACCCATTACTATTAACACTCCTCCTATTGAAGCAACCCACTTATTTGTGTGTGAGTGAATAGCCTGTAATATAGAAGCAATTTTAGGAAGAACCCACGTAGCTAAATCAACAAGAGGTTGAAATGCCGTTTGATAAATTGATTTCAAAGCTAATGAAATTGCTTGCATTGATTTTTGGTTAGAGAGATTCATTAAATTATTTCTTGCACTTTCGGCTGTAGATTTAGCTATATCATTGGTAGATGCTACCAATTTATCATATTCCGCTACCTCTTTTGCAAGACTACCATCTCTTCTAATTCTACTCATTTCTCTATCAGCTTGTAGCATCTTTCCTATTTGATCCGAAGATTTACCTAATGCTGTTGCTACAGCTTCTTGTTGAAATGGATCCAGATCTTCAAACCTTGTTTTCTGAGCAATAGATAAAATTTCTTTGTTTAGACCAGCAAGATCTTTTCTATATGATAATTCACGAGCTCTTTGAAGATTAATTGATTCTCCTAAAAGAACACTGGCTTCCATTTCAGCTTTTACACTATCAGTAAATTTTATCAATTTTGATGCGGAGTCGGCTGCAGCAGATAATGAAGTTCCCATTTTTCTAGCTTCTACAGCAGCTTTAGCTAGAGCTAATGGATTTCTAACAAAAAATCTATAAGTGGTTTCCGATTTTGCTGCTACATCTTTCATTACATCATCAAGTTTAGTTCCTGCAGCAGCAGATAAACGAGAAGTAAATAAAGCCATATCCTTTTGAGCATCCATCGTACTTCTACCCATCATTCCCATAGTAGTAGCAAATTCAGCAGAAGTATCTTGTGATATACCAAGTTGTTTATTCATCAATGCGATATCATCACGCACTTGAGCTGTTGCAGCCTGCCACGTTCCTATAGCGCCACTTACAGCTTGAAGAGACCCATATAACTCTTTTGCAGATACTCCGGTCTGATACATATCAAAATGTGCATTTCTTACACTTTGTTCTATATCCGCTGTATCAGACCTAATAAATCCCATCGTGATACGAAAATCGGCTGCAGCAGAATCAATTTCATCAAAAATACCTTTAAAAACTTTAAGTAAACCTGTTATTACCATGAGGGAAGCTGCAAATGGATTTTCTCTGGCCAATTTATTAAAATCTTCAAGATATTTTAAAGATTTACCTAATCCTAATTCATTATAAAGATCAGTTAATTTAGCTTTAAGTGATTCTTCTGATGAAATATTTTTTTGGAGATTTAATTCTTCATTTTTTTTTCTACCAATTTCCTTTACCAAATCTACAGTAGAAGTAAGATGCCCATTGCCACGTTCTATTTCTTTATTAAATACAGAAGTTAAATCACTAATGTCTTTTTGAAGATTATTTACTTCTCGTTTTTTACCTGAAAGTTTATTAGTACTATTTAAAATATTATTTTCAATAGAATCAATTTCATTTAATACATCTCTATTAGCCTCATTAATTGCTCCTTGTTCTCTTAGTATACCTCTAAGCCTAGAAGCTAAATTTATCTGTTCTTCAAAATTTTCTGTTGTTTTTGGATCCGCCATAATAGTTTATATTCTAATGAATATAAATAGTGTAAATGTTGTGGATTTAGAGTGGTTTATTTTGAAGGTCTACGTGAAGAGATATTAGGAGGAGGACCCCTTGGAATTGGACTTGTGGAGGTAGATTGTTTATCTTGAGCTTCTTTTTCTTTTTGTTTCTGGTTTATTAACCACTTTAAATTCAAAGCTCTCAAAGATATTGGCATAGAATATGCTTCATCATGAGTAATTCCACCACCTCCCTGACTACTACTGTTATAGTAGATTGTAGCTATTTCATCGTGAACACGAAGTTTATCCTCAGGAGTCAATGTCAGGCCATAGAAAGGAGAGACCCATTGGGATATCTTGCCTCCTCTCATTACTACAATTATTACATTTGAAGTCAAAAGAAAAGTCGATATCAGGATTATTATCCCTCATATGTTTTCTTAAAGCTAAACTATCTTTAGCCATAAGTTGTTCATCTACGAATTTTCGTATAGAAGCCCTATCTGTATTTCCATCAATAGATGTAAGAAGGTATTTAAGTCTTGTGGTCAATTCTTTAGAAGATTCTTGATTAAGTTTCTTTAATTGATTTAATTCCGCTTCTATATTCTTTTCATCAATTTGATTTTGAAGTTTATATGTTACAGTTACACCACATGGAAGTTTATATGTGAACGAATTTTCACCTCTTGGATAACTTTCAAAATTAAATGGTCGGTTTTCAATTGTAGAAAGATTTACAACCACTTTATTAGGTTCCATACAAGATGAACACGTAACTGTTACTGGATATTCATCACCATATGATAAACGTCTAATAGCGATAAATATAGCGTTTTTATCAGGAACTAAAATTTCTTCTTGCTTAATAGATTTATTGACGATGAGAGACTCAACAAGTTTTTCAAGAAACCTACCATTTTTTCTTAGTTGAATATTAGCCAAAATGTCTTCTTCCTTGGCTGTCATTTGTTTTAATTCAATCTCTCCAGATGATAAAAGATTAGTTTCAGGATAGAACCATCCTTTCGTGGGAAGAGGAATGATATCTGTCAGATATTTTTGATTTTCTGCCATAACGTTAATATTGTTTGTTGTGAATATATAGAAACTAAGGTAAGTTTTTAGATATTTTATTGATTATAAAACATCCTTAATATTTCTTTTTCACTATCTGAAAGGTTTGCTGGTATTAAATCTCCATGGGTATCTATGAGTTCTTCTTCTCGGTTAGAACTAAATACTCCCATTCCCTGATTTTTTCTACCTATACTTCGCATTAACAACTCCTCTTCTTCTTTTTCATATTCTAATTCTTTTATAGCTGATTTAACACCATCTTTAACGGAATCTTGAATATTTTCAGATTCATTGTGAACATAAACTTCAGGAGTAACTGGTTTAGAATATAATTTCTTAACTATAAGAAATAGTGCTATTAAGGTAGCAATTGATTGAATTGAAATTATTAGATATAACCACATTTAAATTGTAGATTGAGCAATTGTTGAAGTTGTTTGTTTTGTTCGACCCGCTTGTGCTATATCTTTTTCTGCTTTTTTAACCTTTTCTACATCTGTTTTTTTAGTATTTTGAAGATAATTTCTAACAGCAGTTTTATCTCTATCATATTGCTTTATATTAGTATCTTTTTGATCTATAGCGGTCTTTTTTGCTTTAACTAAATCTGGCATACTTGGTTGAATATCTTGTGGTTCTTGTAGTGTATCAGTTGCAACTGACTCTGGTCCATATGAACTGTCCGCAGCTATAGAAGGGGGAGAACCCATTAATTCATTAAGAATCTTGCAAATTTCCTTTTTGAGTTCCTCTTTAATATCCGGCATATCAGATTCTATACCGTCAGCAGACTGATGAGCATTGGTATATTTATTTTTAAGCAATTCAAAAAGTCCTAAATCAAACCATCCAAAAAATTTCTTAAACCATTTTTGTTTTTGTTCATTTGTAAATCTATGAGATCCAAGTGCCTCTCTAACATTTTGACTAGTATATACTTTAAGAGTGCCAATTTTACTTTTTTCTCTTAAATTATCATCTATTATTAGAATATATGCACGTTGTTTATATGGTCTAAGATGTCCTTGAGCACCAAGAAGATATTCGTAATATTTTGACGGGGATGATATTTTCTTTTGAGCATCCCGAGCATTAAGACCATATATTACAATTGTTGTAAGAGGGTCGTAATTATTCAATACTTCCCAAGAAGTATTTAAATTCTTAACTTTCTTTATATGACTATCATCAATACCATGTCTAACTAAAATTTGCTCTTTATCTCCAAAATGAATTGGTGCTTCAATACTCGGGTCATAATCTGTTGTGACTACATATGTATCTGGTCCAGCAGCACGTTTTAGTAGTTCATATGCTTTAAAATGCCCTTTATGTGGTGGTTGGCAAGTTGATGGTAAAATTCCTATAGTTCTCATTATTCTTTAGATTTTTGTAATTGTTCCCACACTCTATGAAGCATTTCAGCTGCTTCTAATTTTGTAGGAAAAACATTCTTTGGTCCGTCTTTAATCATACGACTTACGTAAGGACCTTTTATCATTTTTATTGTATACCCATCTGGTTTATAAACTATTGTTCCTAAAAAATCATTTCCACGATATACATCACTTGGTTTATCTGGCAAATGATCAAAATCTCTAAATCTATATTGTGTATTATTCATTTTAAATATGTTTATGAACTTTAGCAACGAACTCTGCTACTAATTCTTCAAATTCATTGTATTCTATTTGACCCATTCTAGACCATTGAAATATCATTTTTAAAGCTCTATCTATATCAACTTTTTGTACAGCCTTTAATCTTATCTGAGGATCTTTATATTCCTTTAATACTTCAGTTGTACTTTGAGCCCCCAATCTAGTTTGAATTCTATTTCTAAATTGGCTCCATACTTTTGTTCTTTCATCTTCAATTGCTACTCGTTCTTTAGAAAATCTATCAAACCTTGGAGCTTGTTTATTTAAATTATCCAGTCGTTGACCCAATCTATATGTCTCAATATCTTGACCAACTCCGGCACCAGGTGTCATGACTTCATTTTTATTGGATTTAATCATAACTATAAATATATCATTACTAACGATAACCAAAGAAAAACCCCCGGCTAATTGCCAGGGGTTAATAAGGATGATAAATGTTATTTTTAATTACGACGTATTTGCTTAATCAAATATAATTAATATTGGAGCACCCCGTAATCGTAGCTCACGTTTAAAGTAATATTAAGTGGATCACCTGTATTACTCCAGTTCATATTACCGAAGTCGGGATCAGTGATAAATGCTCCCTTAAGAAGCCACTCTTCAACTTTATCACCTACAGGACCAACTGGGTTGACGACGATGTCCTTCTTATAGAAGTCCATATATCCGTCACGGCCGGTGACAGATTCATGACCAAGACGAATCCATTCCATAACTGCCTGAGCACCAGAAGGAACGATAGGATCATATAATTCCATAGTAATTGGTTGCCAGATTGACTTACCCTTATAATAACGTTGTAAGTTAATATGGTCTAATGCTTTTCTCTCTTGTTGTAATTTTGGTCTATCACATTTCTTAAGAATAAATGATGGAATACCATCAATATATATAAAGAAGCGGTTTTGAGTTTTTGGTTCGTAAGCCGTCCAGAATATCTCATTTGAATTAAGTAAATCTGCCATATTATTTGTCCTCTATTTTAATTGTTATTATATGTTTCACTGTATAATAAGTATTTTAAAATTAAAAATTTGACATTATAAACTTATCATTCTATAATAGTTATCAGCATATAAACCAAATTAACAAAAACTATGGCAAGACCAAGAAAAAATCCACTAACTGTTGATAAAATATGTCCTACATGTAAAAAAACGTTTACTCTTTCATATCGAAAAATACGACAAATATTTTGCTCTAAAACCTGTGCCCAACATTCTCCAGAAGTATTAAAAAAAATGGAAGAAAGCAAACAAAAAACCTATAATGAAAAATGGGGAGGTCTTCATCCAATGGAAACAGAAAATACAAAAAATGCTTTCAAAAAATCAATCTTTGAAAAATATGGAAATGATTATTTTTCTAATTATTTAGTTAAGAAAACCAAAGAAACAAAAAAAGAAAAATACGGAGATGAAAATTATAATAATATAGAACAGATGAAAAAAACTTGTTTAGAAAAATATGGTGTCGATAATGCCAGAAAATCTCAAATGATAATTGAAAAATGTAATACCACTGTAAAGAAAAAACATTATGATTATTTAATAGAATATTATAAAACCAAAAATATATCACCAATGTTTTCTGAATTAGAATATACAGGATGTAATTTTAGCAAAAAATATAAATTTAAATGTTTAAAATGTAATTCAGAATTTGAAAGTGATGTATATAAACCACAAAATGTTTTTTGTGAATTGTGTAATCCAACTGATAATGATACCTTAGAAAATGAAATTTTTAAATATGTATCATCACTTTTATCTAATGATATTATAATAAAAAGAAATGACAGAACTATACTATTAGGAAAAGAAATAGATATCTATATACCATCTTTAAAAATAGGCATAGAAATCAATGGATTATACTGGCATTCAGAAGACGGTAGAGGTATAGGAAAATATTATCATCTTAATAAATATAAATCAACTTTATTTCACGGAATACAACTTATTCATATATTTGAAAATGAATGGATATATAAAAATGAAATAATAAAATCCATTCTTAAAAATATATTAAAAAGTAAATTAAATAAAATTTATGCTAGGAATTGTATTATTAAATCTATAACTGATATAGAAAAAGATAATTTCTTAAATGATAATCATCTTCAAGGAAAAGATTTATCCCCTATAAAATATGGTTTATTTTATAAAAATGAATTAGTATCAGTAATGACATTTGGTAAATCGAGATTTGATAAAAAAGTAGAATGGGAAATGATAAGATATTGTAGTAAATTAAGTTATTCAATAATAGGAGGAGCATCTAAATTATTTTCTTATTTTCTAAAAAATAAAAATCCAAATTCTGTAATAAGTTATTCTGATAAAAGATTTTTTAGTGGAAACGTATATATCAATTTAGGATTTAAGTTTAATTCTAATACCCCACCAAACTATTACTATATAAGTAAAAATTATAAAACTTTATATAATCGAATGGGATTTCAAAAACATAAACTTTCAAAATTATTAGAAAACTTCGATCCAAATCTAACAGAATGGGAAAATATGAAAAATAATGGATTTGATCGTATATGGGATTGTGGGCATAGCAAGTGGATTTTCCGATCTAATGATATCAAAAAAACTATTAAAGAGATATAATTTATGATTTATCCTTATATTGATAATCTAATTCATTAAGTAATGGATAATTCCCTATACTTAATTCCGGTGACATAACTACCATCGGAAGTTCAATCATTTTACAATTCTCTTTCAAGTATTGTTTAACCACTTCTAATTGTCTTTCAGAAGGATAATCATAATACATTAATTCGTTAATATCAGAACTATACTTCCAATCTATTGACATATTCGGGTCGATATCACACTGAATCACAGGTCGGCAAGGAATGGATTCATACACTTTTTTATACTTAATTGCGGAAACTTTAGGAGTATTATCTACTGCACCCATAAGAACATAAGATTTATCCTTTTCTTCTAAATCCCCAATGGTTTCTTCAATCAATTCATGAACCACATCTTCATCAAGATCGTTGAGTTTATTTAAATATGACTCCATTTCTTCTAAACTGACTAATCTATCATACATAGAATTAATTGAATTCTTTAACTTTTCAAGCAAACCAGTATGACGAAGAGCTTTAAAAACTATATTTTCTACACTAAACTCTCCTTCCTTACTTTCAAGTCCCTTATTTCTATAATCTCGTATTGACTTCATTAACTTTTTAAGTCCATCAATGTTTCTTGTTTCTATAATTTTATCAATTTGATCTTTAATTTCGTAGAATGATTTCTTTATTGTCTGTTTATCTAATACAGGCTGTTCATTCTTTGGAGGTACCAACCATTTATTGTGAAGAAGAGAAAACATACTACCATGAGGCCTGGCTTTCTCAGGAGTGCTATTCTTTTCGGTAATGTCTTGAAGATATACTTCTACTTTATGGCCTTTAATGACTATATTGTGTTCTTCATTAAATCTACCACCCAGAGAATCTAAAAACTTTCTAAAATGTTCAGGGTCTAACCCCTCCTTAATAATATCAATTACAATGTGAACATCAATATCGCTTTTTGGAGTCCAAGTATAATTTGTAGAAGACCCCAATAAAAGAATATCTAAAATCTCAAATTTGAAATCTGTAGAAAGATAGAAATCTTTCGCTACTTTAAATAATATAAGTCTAATATCTGGTTTGAGATTTTGGTTCTCATCCCAAAGATTAGGTTCTAATGTCTTATTATAGACCCGAATTTGTTCTTCTGAAATCATTATGGTTCCCCTTGTTGATCTGGAGTTATACCTTTATTTTCTTCCTCAGCATTTTTTAACATTCTAGCATAAGTGTCGTAAGCATCTTTCATATCATCCGTATAATAACTTTTATTTTCATCCGTTTTTCCATTAGATATCCATCTTACATACCACTCTCCTGTGCTAGGTTTTTTTACTGGTCTCGCAACTTTATTTCCTAACATTATAGTTTTTCCAGTAGGTTTCCATATACCTTCCCAATCAGGTTTAGAAGATACAACTTCATAATCCCAATTGGTTATACCTTTATATTTTTGTTTAAGTTGAATAATTTTATGTCTAGTTTCTTCTAAAGAATTAAATCATTTTGCCATAGATTGTCCCCATTGAACCATTCGTTCTCCTTGAGTATCACTTGAAACATAATAAGTTGTAACCGGACCACTTTTACCTAATATAATGTATTGTTTATTAGGATTATCCATTGTTTCTTTAAGAAGTTCTTGAATTACTTTTCTTATTTCATTAACCGAAATATTTTTTCTTTCGGTGTACCAATCTTTTCCTAAATCTCTAAGTTCTTCTACGGAGGATTTTTCAGTATTACCATGTTTTTCTAAATCATCACTAGATTGAAATTTAATACGCCACCTCTCACCGGTAATATGTTTTGGATCTTTCTTCATGTCTTTATCAGAAACATAACCACCAAATTGTTCATCTATAATCTCTATGATAATATCTTTAAGTTCTTATTTACTTAATTTTTCCATATCTATATAAATATCACTATAATACCACTAATATACATATTGTTCTAAAACTTTGATAGTATCACTACTACTCTTATGTAGAATACCAATTCCTTTTGCAGCATTCCATTCATCAATATTGGATGTGGTATCATCAATCAGTATAAATCCAGGTTTAGCATAATATCTTTTTTGATGTTTATTAACCACAAATCTTATTTTATTTTTTGGTAAATCAGGAATATTTTTGTTTAACCACATTAACTTTCCTTTTGATGTAAAGTTATCCTCTTTATCACTTTTTCCCAACGCTGATAGTATTTTCACATCCAAAAAATTATCAATTATAAATGACCACAATTGTTTTCCATCGGGCATCCAAGGAAGTTCAGCAAAAAAATTTGATTTTCCATATTTCTCGATATTATTCCACAATTCAGAATCAGGTATTATATCTACATCTTTATTGAATAATTGATAAAAATAACCCGAAAAGTTTGCTAAAACTCCATCCAAATCACAAAATATTTTTTTATCTTTAATTTCCATAAATATAAATATAACTTTTTAATATAAGAAGTTGACAGTATTTTTTTGTGTAGTACTATAAGCAGTATAAGTACAGTATAAAATTAGTATAAGTTAAGTATAAAGTACAGTATATACCAGTATAGATCAAGTATAAGTACAGTACTAAAAGTACTAGGAAGATTTAAAAATACTAACCTTACGATTTATTATTCTATCGGTAAGATAATCTACAAAATCCTCATATTCCTTGGATTCTATTTCCAACCAAGCCATAGATTTAGAACCAGTATTTACTTGCCCATAATCAGGACTTGACATAGCAATTTCTAAATTATCATCGTCATAAGGCACAAAAATAGGTTTTATATACCGTTTCATACGTCATGATAATAAATAGAATTATTCATGACCTAAAAGGATTATTTATGGGAAGGCCCACTGATTATAAAATTGACGAAAAGAAGGAACATTTTCAACTTTTTGAATCTGATGCCCTTCAGGCCAATATAACATTTCTGAGTGGTCTGGGTCAGGTTTAATTACATACAAATCTTTGGATGGAAGTATATCAGATATAACCGAACCATATTTTCCGGTAGTATAACCACGAGCATATCCTCTATCAAACGTAGTGAAATCTCCAGGCCGAATTTTAGCAGTAGGAGAAGGTAAACCACGCCATACTTTCACAACATCAGGAAATCTATCCGTTTTCATTCCATTATAATGTTGTATAAACAATCTTTCATCTGTAGGAGTATCTGCTGTTAAAATCGTTTGATTTAATTGTTTAGAATTTCTAATGGTATCTTTATGAAAAAAAGTTTCGCCAAGAGCAACCCTATATAATCTATTAAATA